GGCCAAGGCTATGCGCAATCTGGGGTTCGACGTGGTCGCGCTATCAGCTGCGTCTCGTGCTGATGCACGGCTTCACGCCCAAGCCATCCGGTCTTCCCATGAGTAAGGGGTGGCAGTTCTACATGCTGATGCTGGCCATCGGGCTGGCGTTCGGGAGCGCGGCAGATGCCGCATACAACGCCCGCAAGGCCAACCGCGCCATTCAGCAGATCGCCGCCGAAATCGAACAGGCTCGCGCCCTATCTCAACCCAATGACGAAGGAGAGGGGAAGTGAGCTGGATCATCTGGATCGTTCTCACCGGCCTCAACTTGCCTGGCAACGTGACTGTCGAGAGTGCCTACCTGACGTTCGACAGCGAAGAGACGTGCCGCGAGTTCTTGGGCGATCACCCGCAGAGCATCGAAGTCCTGCAGGTTCCGGAGCCGTGCCAGCCCCACCTCTCATCCAAAGGGAACAAGGAATGACGGAGACACCGAGCACGAACAAGGATCGTGAGCTTTGGCGGGAAACGGAAGGCGACGCCTACTCGCCATCGATCTTCGTCACAGTCGACGGCGGCATCGGCATTGATGTCGGCGGTACGGTTCACGTCATGACGCTGAGGAGATGGCATCGGCTCGCGGCGGAAGACTTCAAATCTTGGGCAACCAAACCAACCACCTAGACTAGCACATCCACCAACCCAGGGGCATCTGAGATGGGGCGTAAGAAGCAAGCAGGCGTAAAGCGTACAGCCTCGGGGCGAAAGTCACGGGCCACCGATGCGTATCAGGAGAACCTCGAGCCTATCCTCACCCGCATGCGGCTGTTCGGCCTCTCGGAGAAGGATGCCCGGGACCAGAAGGCCTCAACCTTCGTCGGGCGCCTGCAGCTCACCAAGGCCATGAGCCAGGTGCAGTACGATGCAGCCCAGACGTGGCTAGAGGTTCGCGAGCACTATCAGCGCGCCATCAAGAGCCCCGACGCGCTGCGCAGCTCTGGTGGTGGCGGCGATGCCGGCGAGAGCCCATCCTACACCTCATGGTGCCAGCAGGCCATCAAGCGCTACGACGCGGCACAGAAGGCCATCATGTCCGAGCAGATGCTGTTCGCCAATCGTGGGCGCAACCTCATCGCAGCGCTCGACTACATCGTGGCCCGCAATGAGATCCACTGGCATCTGGTGGGGGATTGTCGGCTGGCGCTCAACGCTCTCGCTCATCACTTCGGTGGGAACAAGGTCAAGCGGCTTGACGACGCTTCGCAAATCGCGGCATAAGGACGTAATGCGATTTTCAGACTATCGTCTGAGCGGCCCCGTGGTTTGACCTCCTGCGGGGCTTTTCTATTGGCGGCGGCGTGGAAAGCAGACACGCGCGTGTAACAGTTCGGGACCAAGCAGGGGCTCTAAGCCTGTCAGCGCTGACACCCGTTGGAGCGGCAGGGCCAGAACCCTGTGAGCCGGAGTAGCGCCCGGCCCGCCAGTATCCCCCTATACCAGAGCAGGCAGCAGTGGCCTGTCGTTTTGAAAAACAATCATAGGAATTCAAACGATGGCACGCGGCGGCTCAAGGGCTGGTGCCGGTCGTAAGGCTGGCGCGCCGAACAAGGCGACGGCTCAACAGCGCGAGGCCATAGCAGCGTCAGGCCTCACCCCCCTCGACTACATGCTGTCGATCATGCGGGACGAAGAAAACCCCAAGGACATGCGCCTGGATGCCGCCAACAAGGCAGCTCCATTTGTGCATCCGAAGCTAGCAGCGATCGAGCACAGCGGCGGCATGACGTTAACCCACGAAGACGCTCTCGATGAGCTTGACGGCTAGGGAACTCGCGGTGCGGCGAAAGCTGCGTGACGACTACCCGCACTACGCCTCGAAATGCCTGAAGATCAGGGCCAAGGACGGCAGCATCGAGCCGTTCGTACTGAACAAGGCGCAGCTCTACGTACATGGGCGCCTAGAGGCCCAACGTGAGGCGACGGGCAAGGTACGGGCTCTGGTGCTCAAGGGCAGGCAGCAGGGGATATCGACCTACATCGGTGGGCGATACTACCACAAGACGACGCATCGGCGTGGGTTGCGCTGCTTCATCCTGACCCATGAACAGGACGCGACGAACAACCTGTTCGGCATGGTGGAGCGGTATCACGACCATTGCCCGGCTCTGGTGAAGCCATCGACAGGAGCGGCAAACGCTAAGGAGCTGGCGTTCGACCGCCTCGAGAGTGGCTATGCTGTCGGCACTGCTGGCACCAAGGCAGTAGGGCGGTCCCAGACCGTTCAACTCTTCCACGGGTCTGAGGTGGCCTTCTGGCCGAATGCCGAGACGCACTTCGCTGGCGTGATCCAAGCCATACCGGATTTACCTGGGACGGAGATCATTCTGGAGTCAACCGCCAACGGCGTCGGCGGCGAGTTCCATTCGCGCTGGCAGCAGGCTGAGGCGGGGATAGGCGACTACATCGCAATCTTCGTGCCCTGGTACTGGCAGGATGAGTACCGCCGGCCGGTGCCTGACGGGTTCGTGCTGACTGAGGAAGAGCAAGCCTACTTCGACGCATACCAGTCCAACGGATTGACTCTCGGCCACATCGTCTGGCGCCGCGCCAAGATCGCGGAACTCAAGGACGACATGCTGTTCAAGCAGGAATACCCGGCCACGGCTGCAGAGGCGTTCCAGATGACCGGGCATGACGGCTTCATCAAGCCAGAGGCAGTGGTCAAGGCGCGCAAGAAGACCTGTGAGGGCGTAGGCCCGCTCATTCTCGGCGTAGATCCCAAGCGCTTCGGCAACGATCGTTTCTCGATAGCCTGGCGCCGCGGGCGCAAGGTCGAGAAAGTCGAGAGCCGCGCCGACAAGATCGACGTTGTTGCTGGCGCGAATTGGGTCAAGCAGATCATCGACCGCGACAAGCCCAAGCGGGTGTTCATCGACGTGGGCGGGGTTGGGGCAGGTGTCTACGATCTGCTGAACTCGTGGGGTTATGGCTTCGACAGTGCCGACCCGCATGATGCGAAGAAGGTCTGCGTCCCTATCGACTTCTCTGGCTCGCCGCAGGAGCCTGACCTGTTCATTCAAGTGCCTGGCAAGCCGCCAGAGAAGCGCCCAGGCCCATACAACCGTCGGGCAGAAATCTGGATGCGCTCGCGTGACTGGCTCGATGAGCCGGGCGGGGCTGACATCCCGGATGACGACAGCCTGCAGGCCGACGCGTGCGGCCCCGGCTATCACTACAACGCCAACAGTTACCTGCTGCTCGAAAGCAAAGAGCACATGCGCGACGTGCGCAAGGTTCGCTCGCCTGATGAGTGGGATGCGGTAGCCCTGACCTTTGCCGAGCCGGTGGCTGACGATTGGGTACCGCCCAAGCGCACCGTAGACTCGAGGAGCTTTGTTTGATGGCCGAAAAGCTCTCCGATACTCAGCTCGAGGCGATAATCGCCCAGCAGATCGAACTGGCCAAGCACCACGACAAGCATGCCCGCGCCACCACTCGCGAAAAGGCCATCGACTACTATCTCGGCGACATGGACAAATACGTGCCTCCCGAGGCGAACCGCTCCAAGGTCGTCAGCCGCGACGTTGCCGATACCATTGGCTGGATGCTCCCCGGCATCATGCGGGTGTTCACCGCATCGGATCGCATGGCGGTTGCCGAGCCCGACACCAAGTCGGACATGGAGTATGCTGATCAGGTCACGGACGGCCTGAACTACGTGTTCTGGAAGGACAACAAGGGCTACGAGATCGTCTACAACGCCACGTGGGACTCGCTGCTGCAGGGCAACGGCATCGTCAAGACCTACTACGACGATACGCCGGTCTATGCGACATCCTTCCATGACGGGCTGACCGAGGATCAGCTAGCGCTGTTGCTGGAAGACGACAACGTCGAAGTGTTAGCCTCAGATGAGGAAGAGGCGACCATCGAAGACCCGGACACGGGCATGTCGGTTCCGATCACGCTCTACTCGGTGAAGATCCGGCGCGTGAAACTGGATGGCCAGTTTACCATCGACGTGATCCCGCCCGAGCAGTTCCTTATCGATGGTGATGCGATCACCACAGAGGAAGCGGCGTTTACCGACCATTGGCAGAAAAAGACCCGCTCCGACTTGGTAGCGATGGGCTATGCCAAGGATATCGTATGGGC